GAAGTCGGTGAGGGTGCTCGTGTTGACGATGCCGTCGTAGTTCTCGCGCTGCGCCGTCCATCGCCACTTCGGCTCTTCGAGGATCTGCACGCGGCTCTCGCCGCCGCCGTCCGCGACGGTGTATCGCGTGTCGAACGCAGGACCGCCCGCGAAACCGTACGAGTAGCCGGGAGGGAGGAAGACGGGGTCGATGGAGTTCGTCATGGGCGGATGCCACTGCGCCCGCGAGCCGAAACTCCGGCGGTTGCGAGGGCTGCCTTCACCTGCTGGCCGATGGTCTGCCCGGCTGCCCAAGCCTGCTGCTTGTTCATCGGGGCGGTGACGTTGATCTGGATCGTTGGCCCGCCGCCGCCCGCGGACGCAACGCCGAGGCGGCCCTTGCTGTCGCGCTGTAGCGGGACGATGGCCTCTTCGGTGCTCCGGCCGCCCTCGGCAGCCGAGTAGAGTTTGCCCGCGCGCTGGAAGAAGGTGGGCTCGCTGATGACCTGGCCCGACATCGCGGGGATGTAGCCGCCCGACAGCCGGGGGGAGAACGACGACGTAGCCGTCACACCGAAGCCGCTGATGGCGGTGCCGTTCCCCGGGTTGCTATTGCTCGCAAGGCCCGCGCCGATGTTGCCGAACAGGTTGGCGAGGGTCTGCGTGATGAGCCGGTTCTGCGCGATCCGCAGAAGATCCTCCGCGAGCGCCCGAACGGCGTCCCTTGCGGTCGTTGCTTGGCTCCCGAGCGTCGACAGGAAGTTCCCGAGCGACTGGCCCACCTGCTCGCCCGTCTGCGCCGCGCGTTCCTGCGCGTCCGCCAACTCCTCGAGCGCCGTCCGGCGGCGGACGTACTCATCGAACGCGCCATCCTTCAGCCCGGCCTGCCGCGCCTCATTCTCGGCGCGGACGAGTTCGATGTACTGCTCGCGCTCGCGGCCGACGAGTCGCAGCGCCTGCTCTTCCTGCTGCAGGGTGCGGAAAAGTTCGGCGCCGCGGTTCAGCCCGCCCCGGGTCGTAGTCTGCCGTCGCTCGGCTTCCTTCTCAACGAGGAGTTCGTAGACCTCGAGCAGCTTGAGGGCTTCCTGGTACTCGTCTGCCGTCTTGTCGACGCCGATGTCGGCGAGGCTGTTGAGGATCTCCTGCCGCTTCTGCAGCGCCTCGCGAGCTGTGCCCTGCTGCTCGAGCAGGGCGTTCTCGTCACGCAGCGAGCGGAGGATCTCGGCAGCACGCTCGCCGCGTCGCGGATCCAGACGGGCATCGATGATTCGCTCTTCCTCGTCGGCGAGTTGCTTGAGGACTGCGAGCTCCTCCTCGCGAAGCTTCCGCCCGGATGCAATGCGAGCGGCCGCGATCTCGGCCTGCCGCCGAATCTCCCGCTGCTGCTCAGAGGTGGCGCCAAGAAGTGCGACCTCCTTGCGCCGCTCTTCTACCAAACGAGTGATCGCGTCGACCCGTTGACGCTCTGTTTCGGCGACCTCCTTAGTCTGTTCGTTCCCAGTCCGCCCGGTTCGAGCAAGCTCGCCCTGGATGCGTGACGCCTCTTCCAGAACACCCGAGGCCGCCCCTTCCTTCCCTTCTAGGCGGTCAAACTCCGACGAGATGGCGGCGATGGCCGACTCGATGTCTGCCGCGATCCCGACGAACTTGAAGCGGGCCGGCCCGAAGATCGATGCCGAGAACTCCTCCTCGGTCACCGGCTGAAGCCGAAGACCGGTAAGCCGTTCGACCGCGTTCTCCAGAGTCGCGAGTTCGAGACTCGACTTCCCTAGTCGCTGTGCATCCTCGGTGAGCGCCCGCAGCTTCGCGATCGCATCCGGGGCGCGCTGCTGCAAGGCAGACAGGACTCGCTCGGCCGGGACTGTCGTCGTCGTTCCGGTCTTCTGGAGTTCACGCAGTTCGACCAACTGCTGGCTAAGCAGGTCGCGTAGCGAATCGGTCGCCCGCTCTGTCCCACGAAGCAACGCCGTCCGGATTGCGTCAAACTGGCGTGCTGATGCCTCCGTGTCGGCAAGGTCTTCTTGGAACTTCTCCAGTTCCCTCGACGCATCGCCCACCTCGCCGCCGAACACTGCAAACGCCGCCCCTGCGACAGCGAGGGCCGTCCCCACTGCCACGATCGGGTTCGCGCGGGCTGCAAGTGCGAGGCTGCTAAGAGCGCGCTCGCTCCCGAGCACCGCCGTCGAGAACTGCTGAACCTTCGACAGCGCCGAGAACGTGACGAGCCCGGCGAGGCCGACCGCGGTTGCCTTGAGCGCGTTCGCGAGCAGGGTCCCGGCCTGGCTCGCGTTCTCCATAGCCTCGGTGTCGCCGGCCAGGATCCGAATTGCCTCGGTCCCGGTGTCGGTGATCTCTCGCAGCGCCGCAGACGCTCCCCGTTGCCCCGACTGGCGGAAGAATGCGTTTGACGCATTCCCGAGCTTCGCGAACGAGTCGCCGAGCGTTCCCGCCGTCGCCGCGGCTTTCTCAGATGCCGAACCGAGGGCGTCCTGGTCGCTCGCGAGGTCCGAGATTTCGCGCCGCGTGCGCACGAGGCTCGTGAGCAGATAGCCGAACTCGGTTCCGACGAGCGCGACCGCGTCCTGCAGGTCGATGTTCGCACCGGCGAGGTTCTCGAGCGCCCGCTCGTAGTTGCGCGGGTTGACGTCGTCGAACGTGAGGTTGAGGCGGTTGAGGGCTTCGGCCGCGCCATCGGCGCCGTTTGCCGGGTCCGCGAGTTGCTGCAGGATGCGCGCGAGGCCCGTGCCCGCGATTCGAGGCTGCACGCCCTGTTGCTGCAGCAACGCGACCGAGGCTGTGACCTGCTCGAGGGAGACGCCGAGTTCACGGCCGACCGGACCCACCTTGCGCAGTGAGTCGGCCAGGCTGCTGACCGAGGACGTTGTCGCGTCGGCCTTGCTGACGAGTTGATCGGCAACGCGAACCGAGTCCTCGATACCGAGGTTGAACTGGGCCAGCGTGTTGATCGTCGTGTCGCCAGCCTGCTCGAGGCCGATGAGCCCCGCACGGGCGAGGTCGCTGACAGACGGCAGCGCGGCAATCGCTTCCTCGGCCGAGGCACCCGCCTTGGCGAGGCCGATGAGCGTCTCAGTCCCGTCGTTGAACGAGAACCGCGAGCTTCGCGACAGGTCGTTCGCGGCGTCTTCGAGCTTCCGCAGTTCCTCGGTCGTCGCACCGGTGACCGACTGCAGGATGCGCAGGTTGTCCTCGGCCGAGCTAATGGCGTTGATGCCGGCCCGGACACCGAGGAATGCCGTCGCGGCGACCGCAAGCTGCCGAAGGCCGCGCGCGGCGATGGTGGACGCTCCGCCGAGAGTTCCGAGCCGCCGGTTGAAGTCGCGCGCCGCCCGACCGCCACGGGTAAGTCCGGCGCCTGCGCGATCGGCTGCCGCGCCCGTGGCCGCGACTGGGCGCGTGGCCTTGCTGGCGCTGCCGGCGAGATCGTCGAACGTGCGGTCGGCCTTGTCGACCGACTTGCCCATCCGCTCGACAGCGCGCGCCGTCCGGTCGACCCGCTCCTCGAGCGCGCGCGCCGCCTTCTGCGCTTTCTCCGTCGAAAAGAAGACTTCGAGTCCGCCTAGATCCGTCACGCTACGCGCCCCCCTCGAGCTTCTCCGCCATCACGCCAGACATCGCGCCGAAGACCTGCGCCATCCAGCCCCAGTGCTCGGGATCCACTCCGCGCATATCGAACCATGCCCGCGCCTCGGACGGCTTCGTCTCGCCCTGGCACGCTTGGTGAAACCGCATGAACTCCATGAACAGGTGCTGCTCGGCGTCGTCGATACGAGGGCGCTCGGCCCATCCGTCGGGCATACGACGGGGCGCGATGCCGCGGCGCCGCAGTCGCTCGTTCTCCCGTTCCCTCGCTTCCAGGTCCGCGACCGCGTCGGCGTTGACCCGGAACCAGCGAAGGAACTCGGTCAGTTTCCCGAGAGGGCTTCCGGTCGGAAGACCTGCCGAGACTTCGACTGGATCTTGATCCAGATCCGAAGCTCGTCGAGCTCGGGATCGGCGAGAGCGGCAGCCATCGCGGCCGAGTCGTAGGTCCGCTCGGGGTCGTTCTTGATCTTCCAGTCGACGACGAGCCCGGTCGCCGTGGCGATGGCGTCGATCTCGCGCGCGGCGTCCTCGTCGATGGGACCGTCGTCGTCGCCGTGCTGCAGAGCGTGTTCGTCTTTGGCCTGGGCGTAGGCCATGAGGTGCTCGGGGCACCATTCACGCCGCAGTAGGAAGGCGTCTCCGCTGTCGGGGTGCTCGACCCAGACGCCCTCGCGGGACTTCTTCGGGTCGGTGCGCAGGGACTGAAAGAGCGGGACGCCATTGTTCTCGGACATGTGTTCTCGGGGGATTGGGGGTTCTCGGTGTGCGCCCCGCCGCTAAGCGGGACGCCGCGCGCCGCTAGGCGGAACGCTGGTAGAAGGACAGCACCTCGACCATGCGAGCGGTGCCGGCCGTGCCGTAGCCCGCGCCGTCGCTCGCGTCGTAGGGCGCACCGCCGGCCTCGGCGGTGAACGTGAGGTTCTGCGCGACCGGGTTGTTGCGGCCCGGGTTCGGGCGCTCGCTGACGTAGCGCGCCTTCGGGAACCGCCAGAGCTGGCAGCGACCGTCGGCGTCGGCAACCGCGATCTCGACCTCGTAGAAGTCGTCCGCGAGCATGCCGGCGTGGTAGGTCGAGTCGATGTAGAGCAGCGACATCTGCACCGAGGCGCTGAACGTCTGCTGGTTGATCGCGATCGCCCCGAGGTTCCGGGTCGCCGACACTTCCTGCGCGTTGTTCGCGACGTTCATGCTGAACGACAGCGGGTCCACGCGGACAGCGTTCGTCTCGGCGAGGCCGTTCCGGAGCAGGCGCACCATGACCACGCTCTGGATGGCGTTCGCGAGCGGGTTCGAGTTCGCGATGACGGCCTCGTTCCAGTTCTGCACGTCGAAGCCGCCGACGGCCGCGCTCGTTGCGTCGTCGATGATCTGCTCGTCCTTGCCGATGAACGACATCGTGCCAGTCCAGCCGGCTTGCCCCGGCGCCACGGCGAGCTGCAGGCTGTTCGGGATCATGCCCCGGAACAGCGCCCAGTCGGTCGAGTCGAGCCCCGTCGTGCTCGTCGTGCCTGCGAGGCTCGTGTCGCTGTAGAAGCGCACGACCTGGAACGACCGCTCGTAGGTGCTGTTGCGGGTGTAGCCGCGCACAGCGTAGATCCGGACTGCGGTGCCCGCGAGGTCGGACGACAGGCCTGCGTAGGCTGCAACCGAAGCCTCGCCTGTGTCGTTCACCAGCGTGATCTTCGTGGACGTCGGGCTGGCCCCCACGCGGAACACCGTGTCGAGGTTCTTGTTCCCGAACCCTGTCGCGAAAATGATCTCGCCCTCCGCCGGTGTCCGGTCCCACCCAGTCCCATGATTGAGCGAGCTGTCCGAAACCTCGAAAGTCACCGCCTCATCCGCCGTCGTCACATCTGCCAGCGGCGTGAACCCCGCCGACGTCCAGCCGTCCTCGCGCGTCACGACGCTGTCGTCGTCGGCGTAGAGCAGGCCGACGAGGAAGTCGTCGTAGGTGTCGAGGCTGTACTGCAGTTGCAGCGACCCACCGACGTTCGCGCTGACGATGACCGAGCCCGAAGACTGCGCGTCGTTGCGAACTTCGTTGCTCTCGTCGCGCTGGAACGCGGTGTTGTAGTCCTCGCTGACGAGCCGCAGGACCCGCAGGTTGTTGTTGCCGCTGTTGGGGACGGTCGTATTGCCGTAGGAGCCCTTCGTCTCCTTGACGTAGCCGAGTCCGGGATTCTTCGTAACCGTCATGTCTGCACCTCGAAGTGGAATGGAAGCCGCACGTTGGACTGCCAGGTTTCAGCCGGCGTCCGCCCGATGACCGTCACGCTCGGAGTCCCGAACGTGAGGCCGTCGAATGAGCACTGGTCGAACGCTTGCACGATGGTTTCGCTTGCAGCCCGACTCGCGGCCTCCCCAGCGCCGAGCGGGAAGTTCGTCGCCACGAGCAGTCTGCCAGGTATCCGAACGGTCCTGACCTCGAGCTGCAGTGGGGTTAGCGCCTGGAAAGAGGCGAGCGCGAAGGGCGGCGAAACCGGTAGAGCGTCCGGCGCGTTGTCGAAGTAGGTCGGGATACCGAGCGGCGTCGCGACCGCCGCGTCCCACCGGTCCCGAATCGACCGGTAGGCGGTGATCGTGTTCGCGGCGATGCGCACGCCGACGATGCCCTGCGGTATGCGGGTGTCGTCGAACTCCCACGGCAGCGAGACCGCGACGCGGTAGTTGTTGCCCTGCCGGCCGATATCCCGGATGGTGGGCTCGTCGAGCATGTCGGCGCCTGCGTACGACTTGCCTCGGAACTCGGCCGACAACGACTCAGCGAGTGTGTAGGCAGCAGCGACGCCGGTGCCGGCAGCGACGTGCACCTCAGCATCAGCCGTCCCCGTGACGCGCTCGGTGGCGTTCGTGAGCCGCGCCGTGGACGACGGGCGGAACTGCCACACAAGCGCGGGCGGCGTAGCCGTGGCCGGCGGGGCGTTGCCCGGCAGGAAGGCCACACTTTCGCCGGTCGCCCAGGCGCGCGCGGCGTCCTCCATCGCGTTCGCTACGTCAGATAGCGCCACTTTGGAACTCCTGCATCGCGACCTGCAGCGAGTCGCCGAGCATCCCGCGCGGCGCGCTGACGTGGTATCCGCCGCGCACGAGAACCGTGCCAGCTACCCGCTTGCGTCGAGTCTTCGGGACGTGCGTCGCCTTGCTCGGGCCCGGGTCGCGCGGCGAGAACAGCCCGAACTCGATGATCGGTGCGTGCGGGACGTTGTTCTGCAGGTAGATGCGCTGCCCGAAGTCGGCTCGGTTGATGAGCGTGAGCCCCGCCTGCATCACCTGCCCGCTACCCGGGTAGGACTGCCGCCCTTCGGTGTTGTCCGCACCGGACGGCCCGTCGATCGTGACGTGCCAGCCCGCGCGCAACTGGCCGAAGTTGACCGGCGACAGGTTGATCGCGCCTTCGAGCACTTTGAACGCGAACTTGCGGAACCGGGGCATGAAGACCCGGTCCGGCAGCTCTTTCACCGCCTCCCGTAGCCGCTTGGCGTAGTCGCGCGCGTTGCTCGGCATCGCTACGCCCCCAACGCCACCGCGTATCCGATGAGGACCGCTTCGGCCGCATCGCCCGGGCCGAGGATCTCCTTGATCTCGAGCACCCGGTAGAAGGTGCCCGCGCGCACGCCGACCTGGTCGAGCATGGCCGGCGCCGTCGTGAGTTGCGCCCCCGGCACGACAACGGCCGTCATGGCCTGCTGCACGGTACTGTCGCTGAACATGCGCGTTCGGACCGGGTCCACGAGCATTGCCCGGATCGCAACGTCGGTCGCCGTCTCGGTGTAGAGGCGGGTCTCCGGGTCCTCGACTCGAGCGATGTGCCGCCAGGTCATCGCCGAGCCGAAGCCGTCGTCCTCGGTGGCGAACTCCTGCAACAGTTCCGCGAACTCGGCGCCGAGGGTCACGACCGCGACACCCCCGATCCCTCGCCGCCTGCGAGCCACGGATACACGAGCCCTTCGGCTTTGGCGCGGCGCTTCGTCATGCTGCCGCCGCCGCCGTTCGCATACTCGGTCGTCTTCTCGAACCCAGCACCCTTGCGGGTCTCCCGGGTGACCGACCCCCGATTGACCTCGTTAGGCAACACGTCATCGCCTTGCAGGATGTCGCCGGCAATCAGGCAGGTGGCTTCCTTGATGAAGTCCGGGACCGTGCTCTGATCGACGAGGCGCCCCCAATCGTCATGGCAGCCGTAGCGCGGGTAGCACAGACGCTGGCCGAGGTGCTGCGGGACACCGCGCAAGAGCGGGGCAACCTGCGCCTGCACCCAGTCGCGCGTCGCCTCGCGGAGCGCGATCTCCTTCTCGTCCTGCGTCTTCTCGGTCCAGAACGTCGGGTCGCCAAACCGGTTCCAGTAGGCGTCGGCGAACGTGATGTCGACGAGGCTCTCCGCATCGGCCTTGCCGGTGCCGTCCTCGACGATGAGCGTCGGCGGCGGCGCGTCCGTGCCGATCTCGTCCGTCCCGAAGTCGCCGTCGGCGCCGAGGATGTTCTCACCGCCATCGATCGCGCCGGCATCGATGGCGACGTCGCCTTGCGGA